TCTTCATCTGTATTTTCACCATGTACACCAAATGCGCGAACTTTAACACGGCCTTGTTTTGTTGGATCATCATTATCTTCAACCACACCAACAAACCACATTGGATTTCCTATTCCCATTCCTCTACTCATTACTATACTCCTCCCTTGGTATCACTTGCTGCATCACTCCACCCAAATTTATATAAAGACATCGCAGTTTGTAATTCCCCATCACCAATATTACTTTGAATCGCTGTTATTAAATACCTTCCACTTAATTGTTTATTATATTGTGCTTGATTACCAGCTGTCATTTCTCTAATATTTAATTTAACAATCTCACCAGCTTGAAGATCTAAACGCCCCGTAGTTACAGCACTTACTTGTGTTGCAGCTGCATGGAAAGCAAACATGTTTCTTTTAGCTGCTAAATCTCTAAAATGAGTGTCAGGCCTAAATGCTCCTACTAAATTTCTATCAGTATATTCTCTAATAATCATAAACTGCTTTGCATTTTCTTTTGTATATGTGTCAGTCATGAATTTTTCTGTATGAATATCTGTTCCTAACGAAGCAGTCTTACCACCGATGTCTGTAAATTCTTTGTAATAATCTTTATAATGGTAGTCAAATCTCTTTGCTGTTCTTTTTAAGATATCAACTTCCATTACAGTATTTGAATAAGCACCACCTACTAATTCTGATCCAACATCAACTCGTGGACCTTGTACGAAATTATTTAATGTTTCTATTTGTTCTCTAGGTGCAGCACCGTCCTTTTCAACAAAAGGACTATAAGTTAATGACTTTGGTTTATTAGCACGGCCATAAGCATATAACCATTCATCACTTACAAAATAAAATCCCTTGTATGTTTCAAAGAATCTAAATAAAGATGATTTAGATCTACTAGATCCAAATGCTCTACGAGAAATAAAACCAATTGCTTCTGATGGCATATAGTCAGGTATAGTAACAGTCATGTTATTATCTGACTCTTCGATATAAACTTTACGACCTTTATCTGATTTTAAACTGAAAACTTTTGTATTTTCAGGTAATACTTCGCCATCTGCTGCAGTACTTGGTACAATATTATAATATACCTGTGGTGAAGCTTTATTTAAATTTTTATCGGGTCCGAAATAGTTATTAAAAATGTCTTGTACTATTGTTGAAGCTTTTTTATTACTGTATGATCTAATAACGCTTCTCTTACCTGCTTCATAACTTGCTTTTGAGATCCAATGAAGTGTGTAACTAACACCCTTTGTATCAGGAGTTGGTTCGACACCATCAATTTTATAAATTTGACATTCTAAACTAACTTCTGTTTGTAAGTCATAGCAGTACATAGTTAATCTTAATACTTCTTCACCGCGTAGTGGAGCGTTTTGCAATAGACCAATATTATCTAAAATATCTATACTACCGCTTAAAGAAACTTGTTGAATGCTTTGGTTCATGCGGAAATTACCGATCATAAGCGATACATCATACTCGCGCTTGTTTTCGCTATCGTATGGTATCAACTTTGCGGTTTTGATTTCGCATCGCGATGGATTAAAAGCTTCACTAGCCATATATTTTATTCACTAATCGTGTTAACGAATTCCTTTGTAATTTGAGGCAGAAAGTCTTTATCAAATAAGTATATTTCTTTCTTATTATCGTTAAGTGTTTCTTCGTACTCAAAAATACGGTATGGTTGCCATTCTTCAGGAATGATTCGTTTAATAATAATTTTCTGCCCTAGCTCAGTTCTCATAATGACTCTGTCTTCTCTACGAAGATAGATCGTACGAAACGATTCGGGCGCTAAAAGAATTTCGTCTACTGCTGCCATTTGTTATACCTTTTTCACATAGAAAATGATGTTATCGTCATTGCTTGGATCTCGTGTCCAATCAATCACGTCTTCTCCGACTTCACCAGATTCTTCTGTATATTTTTCAACTATATAATCGTTGAATGTTTGTGGATCCATTGGCCATTCATGGTATGGATCAATTATGTTATTTGCCATATAAACAAGCCAGACATAATCGACTGACCCATAATAGAAGTGAGCTACCTCTTCGGCGCGTTCTCCTTCTGAAACTGTGTAAGGATAATAGATATATGGATTATTACTTAATGCACGAACAAAACTACTTCGGCGTGATATATCCCTTACTCTGCGTCCTTCGTATTCTATAATTGGGAAGTTTTCAAAATATTTCATTATGTTTTTGCTCCGCCGTCTGTTGGATAATCATCGCGGGTATGTATTTGTACTTCGCTGAATGATATGCTTAATGTAACTGCAGCAGGAACACCACCTTTAATAATTTGCGGCATACCACCCCCTGCGCCGTAATCAACAGTAACATTACTAATCATACATCTTTTAAATCTTTGAAAGTGTTTCTCTTGTACACCTAATAAGTTTAGAGAAACAATACTAGGATATTTTAAGAATGCTCTACTTAGAGACGGAACATCTTGAACTCCTTCTGTTTCAGGTAATGACTTATTCTTTAAGAATTGAACAATTTGTTGTATTTGTTCTGTGTCAGCTGTATTAGAAGGAAATAAATCCCAACTGAATGTGTAGTTCTTTAAATCTACACCAGTAAAACTTAATGTCTCTTGCGGATTAACTACTCTTTGGCTTATTACACCAAGTGTTCTAGATAAATCACCACCAATAATATTACGTCCTAAGTAACTAGCGATAGCTGTTGCTTTATTAGTTTCTATCCCACCCATATCTTGAATAGCCTGTTGTATCGCGGCGACTGGATTACTCATCGCCTCTTTTGATCCAGATTTAATTGCATCTAAAGCACCTTTAGCACCAGATGCCATATTCGTCAAGAAGTTTGCGCTAGAATCTCCTGATAAACCAGATATAGCAGACGCAGTGCGTTCATATAAAAAATCTCTTTCAAAACTTTGTACTCTAATATTTTGAGAGTCTTGTAATGATCTTGGAAAAGGTAATTCAAGTGTTGAACTTTCTGAAATCTGCGCGACGGACTCTCCAACTGAAGGGCCGAAACCTAAATTCGACGCGTTGTCAGTAATGACTGAGTTGCCACCTTTAATTTCGTTCTTGATACTAGCAATGTAAGTATTATAGTCGTAGTCGGTAAATTGTAGTAATAGACCGTGAGGCATCGGCTTAGTCGGGAAAGACAAATAGTTCCCGCTCCCTATTTTACCGGATTGTTTTCTTCTTGCTTTAATCTGTTCAGGTCTAGAACTCATAGTTACTTCCAGCCATAGTTATCTCGTTGTAATAAATAGTAATTGGACATTATAGATTATTTATACAGGATTGACAAATTAGTTATGGCATATAAAGGTAAGTTTAAACCAAGCCGCCCGCAGAAATATAAAGGTGATCCTACTAGGATTATTTATCGGTCTTGGTGGGAAAGAAACGTTTTTTCTTGGTTAGATAAGCATAAAGACGTAATATGGTGGCAATCTGAAGAAGTTATTGTTCCATACCGATCGCCGATTGACGGAAGAGTGCATAGGTACTTTCCTGATGTTGTAGTTCATAAACATGATGGGCGTGGTGGTAAGGCACAAACAATTATGATAGAAATTAAACCTTATGGGCAGACTTTACCACCTAATCCGTCCAATAAGAATAAAACACCAACGGGTAGGGTATCAAGAAGATATCTAAACGAGGTTAAGAATTATGGTATTAACAGCGCTAAATGGAAAGCAGCTCGATCCTATTGTGCTGACCGTGGTTGGAGCTTCGTTATAATGACAGAAAAAGATGGAATAGCAGGCAGATAAATGGCAATTGAATATAGAAGTCTTTTCGAAGAAGCAGAAAGAGTCGCTAAAGGCAAATCAAAAGGAGTATCTGTATTTTCTGATATACTTGCAAAAGGTATTAGAAAAGGAGAGGTACCAGCTCGTTCTACAACAGCTCGAACGTGGTATCGTAACGCTGCAAAGTCAGTAACTAAAACTGGTACTGGTTCTTCTGGTGTTTCTGGAGCTGCTATGATACAGACAGCTGCACAAGAACGTGGTAGATTAGTTAGTAATATGGAACCTGGTGATATGTACACATTTGCTTATAATCCTAAGCATAAAGCTACATTACCATATTATGATAGGTTCCCGCTGATTTTCCCAATAAATAAGGTAAAGGGAGGTTTTTTAGGAATTAACTTTCACTATTTACCGCCAATGATGCGAGGCCAATTAATGGACGCATTATATACAGTCACATCTAATAAAACATTTGATGAGACAACAAAATTACAAGTTAGTTATGAATTATTGCAGAGTGCTGCAAGATTTCGTTTCTTTAAGCCAGCATTAAAAATGTATTTAAATAAACAGATGCAATCAAAGTTTGTTTATATTAATCCAACAGAATGGGATATCGCGTTATTCTTACCGTTGGCCAGGTTTGAGGGAGCTAACAAACAGAAAGTTTATGCTGACTCAAGAAAAACGATACAGGGATAAAACATGTCATTTAGTATTAGCAAATTTAAATCAACGATGGATAAGTATGGTGGTCCTGCCAAGGCTAATCTATTCGAAGTAACTATAGCTAAATATAAAGAAACTAATTCTGCTATTGATCCTTCTACTGAATTTTCGTTTTTCTGTAATCGAGTTAACTTTCCAGGTATTGGTGTTGAAACAAGTTCAATGACAAACGTTGCACAACTACCAACAACATTTCCGCTTAGTATGTCTAGTGCACCTATAAATGCAACCTTTATGATTGATAGTAATCACGAAATGCTTTCATTCTTCCATAATTGGATTCAAAGAGTAATGAATTATAGTACTAAGGGTGGTGCTTATGGAGCAGTTGACGACTTTGAAGATGGTGGTATTGGTATGTTACCATACGAACTTGGTTATAAAGACGAATATGGATGTAGAATGTCTATTAAACATTACTCTACTGAAAGCTTCGGTAAAAACGATAAGTTCTATGAGGTTGTATTAGATAACGCTTGGCCATATCAAGTTTCGGATATGAGCATGGACTGGGCACTGAACGACCAGTTTTTAACTATAGATGTAACCTTTGCTTACGACAGAATACATTACTCTGGCGATCGCCAAGGCAACCCATCAAACAGAATACAAGGTGGATTACTTGATACTCTATCTGATTTAGCTAACTTTGTAGATGTTACTAAATCAACATTAAGCTCCGGTAAACCAACAAGCATCCAAGATGCAATTAACAAACTAAGTCGTGTTCGTAATTCATATAACAACATTGATGCTTTCTTTGGGGACTCAGGCGAAGGTGTTTCAGAAGATAAACCACCCAAAATTAAGACACCAGGACGCTCAGGCGCCGGATAAAATTTATATAATAGGAGAAATACATAATGGCATTACCAAAAATTGATATTCCGATACAGGAACTGACGCTACCGTCTTCTGGTGAGCGAATTAAATACAGACCGTTTTCGGTTAAAGAAGAAAAGATTTTATTAGTTGGGCAAGAAAGTGATGATCCAACTGCACAAGTATTAGCAGCAAAACAAGTTGTTAATAATTGTTTAATAGAAAAAGACGTAAGTGATCTTGCAATGTTTGATCTCGAGTATGTAATACTATACTTAAGAGCTCGAAGCGTTAACAACTTAATTAATTTTTCTGTGCGCGATGAAGAAACAGATGAGCGTG